TTGATATAGTTAAACTTGTTCAATCAGGTAGAAATATATCTCCATTTCATCGTGCTACTGTATTATAATCTGAAGCATACCAATTAACATTGGTACTCCATCAAGCTATTCCACTTCATCATTCTGCTTCTACATTATAAATACTTGTTGCTCAATTTATTTTAGGACTAGAAACTCATGGTACTGAAGAAATTGCTCATCAAGTATTTGGGTCAGCTATACTCAATAATACATCTGTTATATCTTCGTATCATATAGTTTTCATTATCTTAGCACATTATTATTAAACATAAAATCTAATGCATAAAAGCTAGGTGTGTTTGTTCAATCTCATCTTAAAATAATTTTGAATTGGATATATTGAAATCTATCCCTTACAAATAAATCTTCTGTGAATTTCTCTATTGTCTGTGTATCTTTATCTATCAATCTTAAGCTAGTAAATGCTCATCCATTTACTGAATATTGTATCTCTACACTTTGGTCTGTATCTAATACTGAATATCAGATACCTGCTATTATTCACTCTTTCACTTCTTTTAAACTATTAGCATAATATCATCTAGTAATTAAGTATCATTCTGTATTGTATGTTGTTTCACTTAGCTTATCTATTCAGTAAGTTCAATTATTATTCCATGCTACAAATAAAGTTATTCAATCTGAATATATACAATCCACATCTCCACTAGCTACATAATCATAACTCAATACTTCATTATAGTTTTTATTCTTAGCTCATCGTGAATATACTCATTTCTTACCTGCTATTATTAGTCTTTCGTTATATACTCAAATTCAATTCTCTATCTTTGCAAAATCTTCTATCTTTTTGAGTGGATATATCTTATATCAGTCTAGTATTCATAATCCTCTATTTGTTATGATATATGGATATCCGTTATAAATCTGACTTTGATATGTTACATATCATATTAGAGGTACGGTTTCATCAGGCACATCAGCTACTCAATCCCATAGATACATATTAGAATTTCATAACTCTGATTGAGTAATCACTCTTATAGCTCATCATAAATCATTTAGCTTAGTTATGATACCTCACTTCTCCAAAGTAAATAAATCTGAATATACATTATCTACATCTACTTTTGATAATTTACTTCCGTTTCAGATATATAAATCTCCCATACTCACTAGCATAGGATGGTATGTTGTACTTTCTAAATCAGCAACCTTAGTAGGAGTTACAGAACTTCAGCTAAAATCACTTATTGCTACCTTGTATAGTGCATTATTTACACACCGATATACATAATCATTAAATACTGCTGATGAATGCCATGCTTTTGTGTTCCCTGTACTTACAGATGACCATGTTCCATTGTCGCATTTATAACATACTCCGCCATTTCCTCCTGCTATAAACAAATCATCATCAGCTTTAACTATAACATTTATTTTATTCGTAGTCGTTGTATCTTGAACTAGAGCTTTACTCAGACTTATTCATTTACTATTTTCTCTTACTTCTATATTTTCACTATAAAAATAGCTGTTATTGATACCTGTGAAAATATCATCAGCTATTCATCCATTAGCTCATCTAAATATTGGTGCTACTACATTACTTTCTGCCATAGTATTATTCTAGAAATCATAAATATGGATCAATTACTTGATACCCACTTTCATTATCAAAGCATCATTCTGTTTGCATTTGTTGTATAGCTTGCAAATAATATCCCTCTCGTAGTTGTTGTTTATCAAATACTTGTTTCTCTCCAAATACTAAACTATTCAATCATTTAACTAATATGTTATGGTATTCAGGAGCTAATTTTATTTCATCAGAAGTGTCAGTTAATGCCAGGTCTAACGGTATATATTTTCATTCTAAGCGAAGTCAATCAGCTATATCTTCCTCTGGTACAGGATAGATAAAAATACTACCATCTCTTAACACTCAGTAAGGTTTCTTATTCTTGTTTATCTCATAGTCTATATTTATGCTAGCATCATAAATAGGAATCCTCTTATCCTTTCATTCATGGATATAAAAACAATCTAACACCAACTTTAATCAAGTCTGAGTGTCAGATGGTTGAGGAATGATATACTCTTGTTGTCATGCAACTACATCTGTTGTATAAGTCTGCCAAGTGTATTTCTTAGCATTTACAGATAATCTTGAGAATATATCTTTATAGATAATGTTTAGATATGTTAGATAATCAGCATCTGCTATCTGTCATACAGTAGTAGAAGTCTGTTTTCTTGATAAATTGATTATTGTAGATACATCCATTAGCTAATTGTTTCTAAATAAAAGTTTCATTTTGAGAGGTTAGTTTCCCAACCTCCCAACTATGAAATCTTTACTAAGCAGCAATCTTAATTTTTACCATTCTCTCTTTTCATTCAGTGAATGTTTTTACTCCATATAGAGTAGAGATAATGAAGTAATCAGCTTTCTGTTTAGGTAATGGATTTTTTCTAACATCAATATTCTGTTGCATAACTAGGTCAATAGCTCCTGGTCTACATAGAATAGCGTGAGATTCTTCTGCACCTACAGTAATAGTTGTATCAGGTGTAGATACAGCAACACTTCAAGCAGTAGTTAATACTCCAGTTGTTCCATCTAAGTGAGCTCTAACATTCTTTAATTTAGCTCTATCTGAAGCAGATACTTCAACATAAGTTGTTCCTGCTCCACTTGCCCCATTGATAGCAGCTGCAAGATTAGTTAAAGCAGTAGCATCATTTGCTCATTTAAGAACATTTCCTGCTGTACTTCCAATAGAAGCAACAAAAGTAAATTTAACTCCTGCAACAGTAATTTCATCAGTAGCAACTACTGAAGAGAAACTAATAGTTCTTGAATGTGCTAAGTTATTTGAAGAATATACATTATATCCTGCAAAGTTTCCTGCATATCCATTTTTAAGAGCCAAATCTGCTAAGCTAAATCAATCAGCTGCAACAGTTTGAGCAATAATTGAAGCCATTTTTGGGTCAACTACCAAAGCCCAAGTTTTATCCATTTCACATCCGTTAGCTGTAAGTTTAGCACCTGCAGTCATAACTGTATTTAAACAGTTAGCGATAGTTAATGAAATAGCTTGTCCTGCAGTTCCTCCAATATCTCCTGCATCCATTGATACATTAGCATTAGATACTTCAGCAAGAACTTTACCATCAATATCGTTAGCTAATCTATAAGCAGCCCTTTCAACATAATCGTTTTCAAGGTCATACTTCATTTGAATCCAATCAACTTCATCAATAGCGAAAGAGATTTCTTTTGATTGGTCAATATCAAGATATTCATCAGTTCCAACTATATCTTGAGCTGTAGTATCAGTGTATTTAACATAATCATTTACAGTCAAGTCATTTGGATATGGTCTGTGAATTCTATCTCCATATTTTAAATCAGGTTGTTCTTCAAAAGAACAGATTTTTGTAGCTACGAGAGCATTCTTAGTTAAATATTGAATTCTTCTACTCCATAGCTCAGGCACGAAAGCTTGTACGTTATTAGCCATTTTCTAAATAAAATAATTAAGTAAAAGGGTTATTTCTTCCCTCTTGCTTTCCACCATTCGTTAAACTCTTGGTCATTCATTTCTTTCCAAGATTTCTCTGGTTCAATGTCCTTAGTAATTCCATCTACACCAGTATTAGATGGTTTTTGTCAAAGCAATTCGGGTTTGTTTTTAGCTAGATACAAATCAAATGCATCATTGACATTCATTCCCGTATACTTGGATTGAATTTCTCTGATTTCTTTTTCAACCTCTCTAGCTGTTGGGTTGTTTTGAAAGAATAATTTTTCCTCAACTTTCTTATCAATGTAGCTATCATTGATTTCAAATTGAGATTTTTCTTTCTCTTGTGCTTTTGCACTCTTGAAACGAGATTTCCATTTCTCTACATCAGCTTGTGATTTCTCATAAAGAGCCTTGTAGTCAATCTCTCATCACTCCTCAATAGGAGTTTCTACCATTTCTTCTTCTGGCATTGTAATAGTTGGTTAATTAATAAAGCATCATAACCGTAGCTGAAGTAGATTTGTGTTGCATAAATCTACAAACTGCGAATATGTTAGGTATTAAACCTCTTATTTTCTCTCTCTTTTTGGCTGATGAGTTTCCAACTGCATTAACTTCTTTTTGCTTTTCTTGGTAATTCTCATATCCATACATTTTTACCATATTTTGTAGTTTTACTTACAAAATCATAGTAAGGTTGGAACTTAGGAAGATTGTTAGTCTTACTCTGTTTAGATACAACTCTCTTTGCCATAGCCATTTGTTTATATGTTACTAAATAAAACTAAACTTCTTGTTTGAACATATTATCAATTATTTCTGCTCTCTCTTGGTCTTCTAGTTCTTCAATATCTTCCTCTGGATTATAGTTTGGATTTTCTACTAACTGTTCTGGTAGTTTATCTATTATCCAATTCAAACATCTCAACTCTGCTCTATATAAATCTGAACGAGTTAGATTTTCATCTTTTACATCCATACAATCTCAGTATAGAATTTTACCTGCTATTGCTACCTGTCTTTCTTTGATAGCTTTAACCATTTCCTCCCATCATTTAGTTTTTAAGAGGTCTTTGATTGGTATCATTTTTTCGTTTGCCATTACATTACATTAGTATCTAAATTAACTGTATCTCTTGTTATTAACTCATTCTTTTCTGGAGTTCATTGAGCCATCATTATATTTGCTGCACTATTAGCCATCTCGTTATTCATAGGTATCTGTGTTTGTCATTCTCATAACTCCAATAGTAATCAGTTTAGTTTCTCTAATATCTCATCTTTCAAATCTCCATCCTCAGCTTTTTGCATATATAACCATACTGTGTAGAAATCTATATCTGTTCTCTTGAATAAGCTTGTTGGTTTAGCTCATAGATTTACCATATCTACATAGCTCTTAGCAACTCTTTCATCTGGAGTATATGCGAAGATAGAATTGACTGTATTTGGTTTCAATCCTGTAGCTCTAAGATATAATCTCTTGAATATAGCTTTATTTACAGGTTTGATTTCTGGGTCATTTACTATCATTGGATATAACATCATTAGAGTATTTTTATCTTTCTCATTCATAGCATTTATATCCTCTGTTGCTCATACCATAATGTAAGGCATTTGTTTAGTAATGAATTGGTCTTTCTCTAAACTTGTTCCTGTCCATTCAAAATCTGCATTTAATAATACCCGTTTCTTTTTTCATTCTGGGAAGTTCTCTAAATATCATCTCCATCGTTGGAAGTAATAATCTCTATAGAACCATTGTTTGATAGTATTCTTCAATGATAACTGCATATTAGCATTAGCTTGTAATTGTTGAGCTTCAGCTTTTGTCATACTCTTATCTGGCATAATTCATTGCTGTAAGCTATCAATCTTACTATCATACTTTGCCTCATTATCTAACCAACTCATCATATTCCATACATCAGTTTTAATCTGACTTTGTGGAAGTTCATACATAGCATTTTGAATTGGTTGAGTTCCTATTTCATTCTCATCTATGAATAATAATCTCTGGTCAAATGTTTTCTTCTGTAATTCCTCCTTATTTTTAATCAATCTACTATTAACTAAGAAATCTCATCAAGTAGCTTCTCTTTTAGCTTTCATCAGACTTAGATTAGCTAAGATAGATTTTGCATTCTGTTTATCCTCTACTTTATCACAGATAGAAGTTCCGAATGGATTTCATCTAGTAGGAGAGTAGAAGTTTAACAATATTGGTCGTGGGATTAGTTTCTCATTTAATTTCTCCTCTTTTGTAACTGGATTTAATTTTTCTTGATAGAATATTTCTGACATATCTGAACTACATACGAATTTCCATTTCTTACCATCTATAATTGTATAATGTACATAGATATCTAATGCGAAGTTATCCTCTATTTCATCTACCATAATTGGTCAAGTTCCTGCTTTATTCTGATATGCTAATCTATTGAGATTTTCCTCCATATTATATTGTTTAGCAAACCATCTATTGATAGCATTCTTATCATAAGTATCTTTTACATCGTGAATATTAGTTAGCATACAGAAACCATGCCATCTATAATTCTTACCATCAAATTGTCCTGTTTGTGTTGGTAATGGGTCTGGTATCCAACTAAGTGGATTAATAACTTTCCAAGTATTACAAAGAGTATCTTTATCAAATCCTGTTTTGTTTAATATTCATACTCCGAAGAATAAACTATCTTGTTCTACTTGATATTTTAATTGTTGCATAGCTCATTCTCTTTCATCAAATTCTGCTACTGAATTTAGATTTTGAGCTTCTTCTTCTCCTACCCATCATTGTCTAGATATGAATTTACACTTTGGTCAATTAGTAAAGAAACTTGATATAAGTGTATCTATGTAATTTCATATCATATCAATATTAATAATCTTTGCTGATTTAGTATGTTGTGGATTTCGTTTCATTATCCTGTCCCTATATCTTATTCTAGCAGGTCTAACATAATTTAATCCTAAAGCATATTCTCTTTGTATCTGTACGAGTATTGCTGATTTATCCATACTTACTTATGTGATATAAATTCTAGTTGGTATTATATTCTGAAAATTCAAAATGCAACAAAAAAGTTATTTCTTCAAAGTCTTAGAAATCTGATTTATTCTTTTCTGTCTGTATTCGTTTTCATAAGTGTAGAGTTTGAAGCTAACTTTATATCAAAAATATAAGCCCAATCCTATCGCTAGAGATAAACACACAATAACTACTCGTGGCTCTACTGTTACTATGTTACAAGTCTGAATTAAATCTCAGGTTGCTTGATTATTTCTAACAACAGCTCAAGCCATTGCATAATGTGCTACGTGTAATGCTGGATTCATTGTTTAGTTGTTATCTAATAAAGCATATCATCAAAATTTATTGTAATCACATCTGTATGTGTAACAGGTGAGTAAGGTCTTCATAAAGTCCGATACATCCTCATCATTATTGCATCTGCATAGTCCGGAGAATGTCCCAATCTCTTTTTCATATCCTCCTTACTTTCTAGTTTGATTTTATTTTCACTATCTACATCTTTGACTAATATATTATCTAACTCATTTTGAATTCTCTCCATTGTTTCTCAACTTGTATCAATATGTACCATTCTTTTCTCCATCAAATATTTCAGTTTAAAATAGCATTGAGTTTTTAAGTTAGCATAATTTCTAATCTCATCTCCTTGTAATATTGGAGAACTATTATTTACAAAATTAACACATCATCTTAATTGGTCTGCTACTCATCATCATACTCAATCACTATCTATACAAATATTACTTCTCCTACAATTATAATAGCTCTCTAAATCTTTTATTACTGCTACAGTTTGGTCTGTTGTTTGTCATTGATATACTCTTACCTCTTTCCCTCTTAATCATTTCCATACTACTATTACAGTTTTATCCTCTCATAACCTTGCTACATCACAACTAATATAAGTAGTGTTATCTTCTTCTATATTACAAGTAAATAAATCTGATATTTCGTCCCATCTAAATAGCTTTCATGGTGTATCATCATAATCAAAGTTTCCATACAATAATCTTTGCTTAGTTATCTCATCACTTCTCTCTAATTGTTGGATATAGTTTTCTCAAATATATGGATTATCTCATACAGTTGCTCTTACAAATTTTCTATATGGTGGTAATGTTCAATCTTTCCAAGGTTTGTAGTAATCATTATAAACGTGTCATTTGTTAGGATTGAAACATTCTAGGAACTTTGGACATACAGTCTTTTTTACTCATCATATAGTAAATATGTTCTGTCTTCAGATACGAGTTTTTAGTTTAGCTATACCATTGGCATCAACTTCATTTGCTTCATCTACAAATGCTCAAGTTAATTCTAATGAACCAAATCTAGTCCATTCTGTGTCAGAAGTTTGTGTAGCACAATCTAATAATATTATTTCACTTCAATTGGCGAACTTAATTGTATTAGTTTGTCCGTTTAATATTCATCGTTGGTCTTTTGGAATTTTATAATACTGCAACATTTTATAATATGTTGCTAATGTTGTTCTTCTTAAATTGATAAGCTCTTTTCTTCACATAACCCATCTACTTCAAGGTAAGTTCATACAAGCTGACCAAATGGCAAAAACTCATAACCAAGTTTTTGCTCATCCGGCTGCTCATCAAAATCAAATTTCAGTAGTGGTATCATCGTGCCAATACTTTAAAGCTTCTCATTGTTTCTCTGTTGGATAGAAATATACCTCCATTTTCTACTTTCTTTTAAAACTGATTTTCTTTTTAAGAGGTTTCTCATCTTTAACCTCTACTTTTATCACTTCCTCCTTTTTCTCCTCTTTATTTTCTTCTGGGAGCATTGTTAGAAGTTTGTTTAACCAATCAATCATTAGAATAGATTTTACTGAACTAGTCCATTCTAACTCTTTGATTTTCTTTTGGATTTCTTCTCTCATTCTGTAGTTGGTTGGATATAAAAATTATGTAATTCTGTAATAACTCCACTTATCTGTATCTTTTGGATAATAGAAAATGGTTTACAGATTACTTGCAACTGTTTTTCTATTTCTTCCCATTTATCGGTATTGAAATATTCTTTAACTAATTCTGATTTGTTTCTGCGATGGTACTTTATACATCTCTTTAAATCAGATTTGAGATTTTGGTAAATCTCTTTTATTCTTGCTTGGTTTTGTATTTCCCTCTCTTTCATTGGTATCTATCATTAAATGTATCTAAAGCTTCTATCTTATCTGCAATGAATTCATGGAACTCCTGTAAATTGAAATCTTTATAACTTGGCATTTTTCATTCTTCTATATCATACTCTTGTAGAGCCATAAACTCACAGAGAACCAACTCAGCATTCTTATACTCTATCTGTTTCACTGAGATGGTACTTCTTTTCATCTCTTGACATTTTCTTAGAAATAAAATTCCAGACCATTTTTACTTTACGTTTCCCCTCGGAAGCAATCTTCTCTTTTGCCAGTTCTGAACTATAAGGCATTATTTTTATCATCTTTGTTATTGTCAATAGGATTTCCTCATAGCACTATATGAATTCACTCTATTCTATCTATATTTGTGTTCTCATTTTTAGCATAAGAGTTAGGTAATCACATTTCAGTTCTTAATATCTTTATAGCTCTTTCCATATCTGCCATATCTAAATCATTTCCCATCATCTTTTGAATAACTTTTACTACTGCATTCTTCTTAGCAATAGTTAACTGTTCCATTGGTAGTTCTAAACTATTTGCTGTCTTCTCAGCATTCTTTAATAGAGCTTTTTCTACTATTTTATTTTTGTATTCTAATTTTTCTTTTGCCCATCATTTAGTTCTTCTTCATCGTTCAGCACTATATTTGAGTCATTTATGAGTTATAAACGATTTAATTTCATCAAAATCTGATTTAATAAATTCTAGTTTCAAAGCTGAATAATCATACTTCTGTTTAGGCATTTGAATTGGTTAATCTTAAATTACAACAATCATCTGGATTAAAATTGAAATGTTCTTTCCAATATTTGTAATGGCTTTCAACATCTTCACATACACTTATCTCTTTCTTTTTGATTTTACTTAGTAGTTGGATTTTCTTTTCTAATGGTAAGTGCATATATCATCATTCTGAATAAGTCCAATCTGAATAGTCTATATTGAACCATTTCTTTATCCAATGATTAACTCTTAGAAATTCCACAATTATCTTATCACATTTAATATCATTGATTTTATTTATCTCTACATACTGTGGAATGTATGGAGATAATCTTATCTGAACATCATATCATAATTTCCATAACTTCTCTACTGCTTTTATCCTATCACTCATTCTTGTAGCATTTTCATATGTAGCTCACAATTCATCATTGGTACTTGTTATTGTTATTTGTATATGAGCTAAATCTTTATCTAACACTTCTATATATTCATCACTAGCTACTAAATCAGATTTTGTTACAATTAGATATCATTTCCTACATTTGTTAAATGCTTTCAGTACATTGTAAGTTATCTTATGGACTTTCTCTACTGGTTGGAAGCAATCAGTCATTCATCATAACCTTGTTATCTGGTCTTTTGGGATTTCAGTAGCTATTATCTTATAAGCAGTTTTCAAATCTATGAACTTTGGATTATTTGGATGCCATAATCATCTGAAATCTAATAAAGCTCTTGCATAACAATATTTACAGTTATGAGAACATCATTGTCAGTAAGTGTCTAATCTTGTAGGATATAAACACTTACTTCATTCTCATCATCATACTGTATTATATAATGCTCAAAACTTTTTGATTTCTGTCATTACTTATAGTTAGTATATCATAAATCAGTTAGGTCTTTTTTTAATAACTCTAACTCTCATTCATCTTTCACATATACAATTAGTTGTAATTTACTTTCTCCTCATCATACTCAGAAATCACCTTCATAATCTTCTGGATTGAATTCTGGTGCATCAAATTCTGGGAATAAATCACTTACACTTAATTGTAATTCTCCCATACTTAAATCTCATAAACTATCTAATTCTAATTTTAGATTTGCTAAGTCCCATTCACTCTCATTTAACTTATTATCTAATATTCTGAACTTCTTAATTTGCTCATCAGTTAAATCATCAGCTATTATACAAGGAACTTTCTTTAATCATAACTTCTTAGCTCATTCTAATCTACCATGTCCATTGACTATGATATTATTCTTATCCAACACTATTGGATTTTTAAATCAGAACTCTTTGATAGAATTTGCTATTCTATTTACTTGAGTTTCATCGTGGATTTTATTGTTCCATTCATATGGAATTATCTTATCCACATCTACTTCTACAATTTGCATTTGATATTTAATTAAGAACTAAAGCCGATATTCCATTCATTTAGCTTGATGGAGTTTTGTTATATAATCTACATACTGATATATAGCTTTGATATTTTGAGAGTTTAAATTTTCATGATGCTTAATTCACCAATCTACTCAATATTTACTTCTTATTTTTTGAGCATTCATTGATTTTAAGCTACCATTCTCAAAAAATAAAATTGTCTTAAATTTTCATCAAGCTAACCATCCAGTACTATCAACTGAATAAAATGGGAACTTTTTCATAAATAATGGATTTGTCATTCATCGTCCATGAAATTTTATTTTCTTTTTATTTGTTATTATATAATGGAAACAATAATTTAACATACTATCTATTTTTTGAGGTTGCCTCGCATATGGAACCAATCCTCATAATCAAATATAATCATATCTATCAACTAACTCCTCAAAATATTCTCTTGGCTCTCATATATGATAAGTTGGTAATGGTTTTAATCCCGCATTTTCCATAATCTTTTGATTTTTTTTGGTAGCTTTATAATCTCCGATAACATCAAGATTAGCATAAAGTTCAAAGAATTGTTTATTTTTTTTAATAAACTCTATATATTCTTGAATATTAATTTTTTTTCATAATGTAAATGCTGTAAATGCTCCACTATCTAAAAATCGTTTCTTCTTACTTCGTGCATATTCCTCAGCCATATTTTTATTCTTAAATACAAGATATGTTTCTAAATAATTCATTTGTGGAATATTTATCTTTGGAAGATATTTTTTTCACGTAGAGTATCATGCAAGATATAATTTCATTTATTTTATTTATAATTAAATATTTGATTTCATTCTTTCAAAAAGAGATATATGCTCAAATGGCTTAATAATTATATTTGGAATATTTAAAAATTCTGAATAATATTTTCCTGCTAATATATAAATTTCTGCATCTCTTGGGATTTTTAATTTAATTTGTTCAGATACTTTCTCGCCCCATTTTTTCCTAATCTCTTTAGATTTTCAAATAAGCGTATAATCATAATATGAGATAATTTGATTTTTATCTAATAATCAGTACTTAGCTGATAAAATATAAAAATCATCTATTTTATTATTTTTACATCGTAATATATTTTTTCTGAATAATGGTGATTTTGAATATAAATCAAACGCTCTATGAGTTCATTCTCTCTTTTTTTTTGAACAAGAAATTAAAGCAATTTTCATTAATATTTTAGTTATAATCTAAAACATCTTCCAATCCGTTATCGTGGAATGCTTCTAATCTCTCTACACAAGTTCAACATTTACCACAAGGTTTTTCTCCTCATTTATAACAACTCCAAGTAAGAGAGAAATCTACATCTAAATCGTGTCAGATTTTGACTACATCTGTCTTAGAGATATTTACAAATGGGCAATATAACTCTATGTAATGCCAATCACTTATCTTTGCTACCTCATTTAATTTATTGATAAATTCTTCTCTACAATCTGGATATATTGTATGGTCTCCACAATGAACTCATAATGCTACTACTTTAGCTCATATACTTTGACCATATCAGATAGCTATTGAACTAAATATTAAATTCCTACTAGGAACTACTGTTGATTTCATAGTTTCTTCTCTATAATCTCCCTCTGGAACTTCTTCATTATCATTCAATAATGAACTATCCAATAAATCTTTTAGAAAAGAGATATCCACTATCTTATGATTTACTCATAACTTCTCACAAGTTTTCTTAGCACATTCCAACTCCTTAGAATGTTTCTGTCAGTAATTAAATGATATAGCATAAGGCTCATATCATTCATCAATAATTTTGTATAGTAATACTGTGCTGTCTAATCATCAGCTTATTACTACAACTGCTTTTTCTTTTTCCATTACACTCATTTTTTATTACCAAATAAAATTATATGCATTCTCTGACAATAACGATACTCGTTATCTATACAGAAACTTAGCACCTCTTTATTAATCTGACTTTCATTTGTTATTCATTCCGGCATTATATATACAAAACTTTCCGGAATGGTGTTCTCAGTTATGAACTGTTTTATCTCATCAAAATCTTTACTATCTTTAGCTACAAATTTGAAACATACCCCACTTCATTCAGTTCTCCAAAATGCTATATTCTCCAATGCTCTGAATGGATATTTTTTATTTCAACTGTTAGATAGTTTAGGAGAAATATTGATATTCTGATATGTATTCTTAATTGGATTACTTCAATTAGTTTCTATCTCATAAGTATATCAATCTCATAACATAAATTGGATTTCTGCTATTGTATCCTCAAATAATGTTGGCTCTCATCAAGTAAATACTACATGCTTACATTTTAATTTTCTAATCTGTTCAACTACTTCTTTTAAACTTATATCTACTATACTCTCTGGGTTATTTACTGCATATAAACTATCGCACCATTTACAGCATAAATTACATCAGAAAAATCTAACAAATATACTTGGCTTTCAAGTAGTTGGTCATTCTCATTGTAATGATAGAAATATATCTTCAGCTAATTTCATTTACTTATTGATAAGATTAAATAACTCTTGTCTAGCTTTTCAGTCCTCTCTAAAAGCTCATCTTAAATCAGAAGTTTTCATTATAGAGTTTTGTTTCTCTACTCATCTTGCTATCATACAGAAATGTTTACCCTCTAAGATAACTGCAATAGCTTTTGGGTGTAAATGTTCCTCAATAGCATCAGCTATCTGTTTAGTTAATCTTTCCTGATTTTGTAATCTTCTAGCAAATATATTTACTATCCTTGCTAATTTTGATATTCAACATATCTTATCGCTTGGAATATAATATACAGTAGCCTTTCAGAAGAATGGCAACATATGGTGTTCACAGAATGAGTAGAACTCTATATCATTTAATCCTACAATCTGATCTATTCACTCACTCTCATTTTCAAATACTGTCATTACATCTTCAACCTTTTGATTATATCCCTCAAATAATTTTCCATAAGCTTTTTCTACTCTCTTTGGAGTATCTAATAATCACTCCCTTGTTATATCTTCTCATAGATATTGGAGAATTTTTCTTACTTCTTCCTGCATTGGTATTTTAATAAACTAAAAAGGCAGTTCGTTTGTGGTTGTATATTCTGCAAATGAAGTTGGAGTTTCATATACTACCACTTTATCCAATCGTACATTTGGAATAAATTCTGAGCATTTTTCATACAATAACTTACTCATATTTTCTGCCGTTGGATTTCATTCCATAGTAAATATTTTAAATCATCTATCTTTCAAAAATTCTAATACCTCATCTCATTTCTTTCCTACATAAGAATGGTCCCAATTTTCATCTATCCATTCTTTAACTTGTTTTAGATTTCAAAAATCTCTTATCATTCATTCCTCTGCTCATTCTTTCTGAACTTCCTCTCACATAAATGTAATCAAACATCTGTAAGTGTGTCAATGAACATTGAAGCACTTTCATTTATGGGATGGTAATCTATGAGCCATATCCCATTTGAACTCTTTTGTAATTTTGTACATATTATTTAGTTATAAAGATAAATGCTTTTGATTAGCTAATTGCCTACTCTTAATTACATATTCCTCTATCATTTCTTCTACCTCTGGAGTTCTTATTTTGAAAATCTGTTTATCATTTATCATCTTATCTACTTCCTCTACTCAAAATTTATTCTGCATCCATCTAGTATATTTGATATAGTTTCAATTTAGTATCACATTACATCTATAACAACCTGCGTGGCAATTATTCTCATCATATCTATATTTTAAAACTCATCTTGATATGAAATGCATATTCTGAGATTTCTTCCACGGTATCCTTGCTCAACATAATGGACAAACTACTACTCATTTCTTATCACAATCTCTTAATCTTATATATATTGAAAATATCGTATCTAATTTTTTAATGAGCTTACTTCTGGAGAGTTTTTTCATTAAAAAATAAAGTCTTAGATAAATAAGAGTATCTAAGGCTCTACAAATTCAATATTGCTTATGTCAATTACACTATATTATAAAATTGGTCAAACTCAAATATAAAATAAATCTGATTATCTAATCTTATCTAAATTAAACATCTTAGTTATTTTTTCATCTGATAGCATAAATCATTCTTTTTCACATAACTTTTTCAAATCTAAATAACATTGTCTAAAGTAATCAACATCTTCTTTCAGCTTTTTATTTTCCTTATCAAGTTTCTCCTCAAAGTTCTCATCTGTGATTATCCTGTCTTTGAGCTTTGCATTCTCTAGTTTCAGCTTTTTATTTTCTTCTTCTAACTTTGGTATAATCTCCAACTCATCTTGCATTATGTTCTGCTTGTGATTTTCTATTTCTTCTTTCAGCTTTTTATTTTCTTCTTCTAACTCAGCTATCTCTCATTGATATTTCTCTGCAAGTTTTCTAAACTCTGACATAGATATAGTTCAGTCTTTTCTTATTGCTATTCGTTTTATCATTCTCTCCATAGGTAAACAAATCTAAAAAGGTATTTTATAAGCCTGATTTATCTTAAACAAACAAATTTATCTCAGTCAAAATTTCTTCTTATTTCAACGAAATCAACCATTTCTTCTTCTCAATTAACTCTCATAATTACCATATATTCTTCATCAAATTCTTTCAGTTTTTCTATAAGTTCTTTTACTGTCATCTCCATAGGTAAATAATATAAAAGTCTGATTATAGATTAACTATAAGCATTACAAGTTTGACTATTATCCCAATACTAATTCATAATACACAACATGCACAAAGTAAGAACAATAGGAACTCAAATGGTTTATTTTTATATTCCATCCTCTTGAAATTATCAAATAAAACTTTATATTAAATTCACAAACATATTTTTGTATAGAGAAAGGAGTTAGCATTCAGCTTTCTCTTTTTTCTTTTTTATGAGTTATAAAAGTCTGATTACTTCTTATGTCTAAGATGCCACTTGAAATGATTATTTTCTTTTCCTCCATTTATATAAATCTTCTAAAGATATAATTTTCTCATTAGGCACAGAGATCTCCCCACTATGTATAAGTTTATGACAAGACTGACAGCAAAAAACAACATTATAAGGTTTATTATAGTCTGGATGATGAGATACTATATATCATTTGTATCAACATAAAGAACAACAGGTGGGTTTTAATCATAGTTTCTTCTTTACATAGTTTACTTTAAGGTGTACAGGAGAATATCATTTCTCAGATTTCCTCTTTTTATCTTTCATAATAATGTCCATCTTATTATTCTCGTATCGTATTTTTCTTTTCTCTTTAACCTCTATCCAATGTTTTCTTCTACTCTCTCTTAATTTATCTTTATTTACTTCTCTATATCGTTTCATGTGTTCTTTAATCTCATCTCTATGTAATTCCCTATATTTTTTACTATATATTTTTTCTTCCTCTTTATGCTCTTGATGATACCTCTTAGCACACTTGCGAGAAGATGCTCTCTCACTTTCTATATTATTTGCTCTCCATATCCTATCAATTGGCTTTAGACAGCTTTTACAAGTAGAGTTAAATCACATTTTTACTTTACTTTCTTTCCTCCAAAATTCACTTGTAAGTTCTTTCTCTATTCAGCATTTCTTACACACGAAAAAGAGCTTTCCATCTCTTTCTATTGGGACATTTCTCTGTTTTCTTTCCTGCATCTTTTTAAATGGTATTTAAAATAATATTCAAACGGCTTGTCTATCTTTCATTCTAGTTCAAGATTTACAAGGCTCATACAAGATTCACATCGTAGTTTCTGATTATCTTTCAGATTTCTACCACATTTCACACAATTTCTCCTTTCAGATTTTTCTTTCATCTTTATAAATTTTAATATAAATCTGATTCTAAAGGCAAGCCACCTCTTGCCAAGTGTGGTTTTTATTTCTTATTCTATACTTTTACTCTCCAAAGGTGGTTGGAGTCGCAAGAGCATGAAAAGGCTTCTTGGTTACCTCTCTAAGCATCTCTACTTAGAACTCTTGACTGCCAAACTTTTTGCTTGCTGTGGCTATGACACTCCACATGAATTAAAATAAAGCTGATTCTTTTCGCTGTTTAGTCTGTTCCTCTTGTTTAGGATCAGATTTTTCTTTTTCAATTCCCTTGTTTATTACATACTCTATTCTAGCTTTTGCTATTGGTAAGTATTCTTCTGTAAGTTCTATTCAGATATATTTATAATTCTTATTTCTGTCTTTATTCTCATACATTACTGCTTTTCATGTACTACCACTTCAATTAAATGGATCTAGTACAGTTCAACCATTAGGAGTTACAAGTCTGACTAGATACTGCATAAGGTCTGTTGGTTTAACTGTCGGGTGTGTTGAGTGCTTTTCTTTTTCTCTTATTCTCAACTGCATTTTTGACACAGCATTCTCTACATCGTGGGCTAATTCAGTTTTTCCTTTTATAGTAAGTGTCAACAAGTTTCAGCTCTCAGCACTTTCTACAAGGCTTGTATATAATTCATCATATTTCTTTACATCAAGAGTGTTCTCTTTTGTGTTCAAGTGGGCTAACCAATTCAAGATTTGATATATCGTTGTTGAGCTTATTCCCATCTTTGTGGTGGACTTGCATTCATTCTGGTATTTCTCCAAAATGTTCTTCATATACAACATTATGTTCAAATCTAAATCTTCTTTGTTTAGTGTCCCATATTCTTCTGTATCACTTTTCAGATATGCTTCAATATCAGCATTTGCTAACTTTTCATCTAGTATTATGTTCTCTCCTTTCCATATCTTTCAATTTTTATCTGTTAAAATAATATCTATAATTGCCTCTGTGCCTAATCACTCATCTCTATCTCTTTTACTAGCTTTAGCTGTATAGTAATATCTTGAAGCTGAGCCACTATCTCAGTAATTATCGGGTGCTGTCTGTCAGCTGTTCTCATGCTTTGTAAATCATAATTGGTATGTATTATCAGGCTGTGCTTTTCTTACACTACCAAATGACATTTTACTTCAGCTTTTAGTATTAGGAAATCATCAACATACTTCTTCAAAATCTGATTCATCATAAGTCAGTATTGTATTAGCAGGGAATCTTCATTGTGGAGTATAATCTTTTACATTCTCTGTTTTTCAGCTACCATATATTCCACTCACATCTCCATTAAATCAAGCAGGTGCTGTTCTATTAGTCCGATTTTTCTGTAATTCTTCTGTATCATTTCACATCAC